CGGCTATCGGGATCGCAATCGCGATACTGGCCTGAAGCGTGCTGCTCCCGCCGCTGATGGTTTCCGTGCCAGCAGCAGACAGTTCCTTGTACTGCGTCAGCGCATAGTCGGAACCATAGATCAGCGTAAAGCCGCTGGCCGGTGTAACGCCATTGTCGTTGACAGCGTGCGCACCGATGACCACCGACTTCGCTTCGGTCGTCGTGATACTAACGGACGTCGATGCGTTATCGACCTTCTGCGGACTTCCAGTTGACCAGACCAAACTGGTTTGCCCGGTGCCAGCGACAGCCCAAGCATCGCACGTCATAAAGTTGCTGTCGTCCTGCGTGACGGTGATCACTTCGGACGTCAGCGGCGAGGCCGCGAACTTTGCCCAAACCTGAAGGCTCGACGTACCGCCGCGCGCCGCGCTTGAGATCAGCGTAAACGCGCCGAGGCTGGAGCCGACCACGCTCGCAATGCCGGTGCTATTCGTAACCGCAGAAACGATGATGTAGTCGTTGGGCTGCGTCGTGGTCAGCGTGAGGGTGCGGGTGGTGCCACTAAACCCGGTGGCGTGATCTTTGCCGTCAATTCTTGGCGGTGCATCCCACGCTGACCAACCCGCCGGGAGCCCAGTCGGCGACGGATTGAGCGTGAGGGCGTCACCGCCTGCCGTCGAAAAACCGTTGATGTAGAATGCGCCAGACGGAATCGTGAGGCCGCCAGTGCCAGCGCTCGCATCACCGCCGAAATAGTAAACGCCGCCGATGCTGAAATAGACTTTGAGCGCGGTTAGATCGACGTAGACGCGCAGCGTGTAAGGGCTGGTCGGCGGCGGCGCGGTGAATTCAGTGGCGACCGAGCCGCCATTGTTGCGGACCATCGAGTAGCCGCTTTGCGGCACGAACAGCCAAGACGTCGGCGAATCATAGTATGCGCCCGGCGGCGCGCCTTGCGTGATGCCGATAGCGTTGTCGCTAGGGTTGCTGCAAACAATGCCGACATCGAAAACGAACTTGCCGCTCGACTTGGAAGTGTTGCTTAGAGCGCCGTTAGAAAAACTGCTGCTGTTGAAGGTGGCGACAAGGTTGCCGCCGGTAAGCGTGGCGTTTGGACTATTGGCGGGGTCCCAAGTCGTCACAGAACATTATCCGACCTGTTCGGTGATCTGCTTGCAATCGTCGTTCTGAAATGTGCCTTCCATCGCGCCGATGCTGCCGTTGACCAGATCGAACACGGCGTTGCCCTCGCCGGGCGGCAGGCCGAACAGCCGTTCCAGATCGGTGAACACGGTGCCGTCATGGGTGTGCAGCATGATCGCGCGCACGCGACCGCCGATTTCATAGGCGTTGCGCAGCGTCGCGACGAACTGTTTGAGCAACTGCGCCTGTGTCGCCACCGCCAGATTGCTCATGTCGATTTGAATAAAATCACTCGCCATCTCTTCCCTCCTTTCAAGCGACCTTGCTCGTGGGCGCGCGCGACTGTCGTTGCTCCAGTGCCGCGCCGACGTCGTTGATCACCGATCGCCAGTCGCGCAGTTTCGGCTGCCGGAAGATCCGCATCGATGGATACCAAGGCGTCGTTGAACCCTTCAGGCCCCAGCGGAAATCCGGATCGAACGCCAGCAGCAGCCAGACTTCCTTGCCAAGCGCGCCCGCGACATGCGCCACCGAGGTGTCCACTGTGATGACGAGGTCGAGCGCCATGATCGCCGCCGCCGTCGAGGCGTAGCTTTCGAACTGGCCTTCGTCGTTGAGCGAGAAGAACGGCCCGTGGCGCTGGTCCAGCTCGCGCAGAAACTCGACCGGAAGGTCGCGCGTGTACGGGCGCTCGGAGCGTGGTGAGCCTTGCCAGCAAACGCCGATCTGGCGGTTGCCGACCAGCGCCCGATACTTGTCGGTCAGCACCGGATCGGCGAACAGATACGGCCCGTGGACCGGGATCATCGATCCATCGTCCTTGAGCGCGGCAGGCAATGACGGGATCGAGCACTGCAGCCCGTACAGATCGGGCAGCTCGCGGCCGAGCCGGAACAGGGTGCCGGGCTTGGCGATATTGGAATGCTCGATCAGCTCGTAGATCTCCGGCTGCACCTCAAGGATGGCGTTCGGGGCCCGCTCCCGCACGTATTTGTAGTAGCGCAGGAACATCGCGGTATCGCCAAAGCCCTGCTCGGACCAGATCAGCAGTGGCTCGTCGGTCGGTGTGCCATCCCACATCTTCAGATGGCGCGGCTTGCGGTTGCCGCCAAACTGCGCCGGGTTGGGTTGCTGGTAGCGCAGCTCATAGCGTTGCCAGCCTTCCTTGTAGTTGCCCGCCTGCAGCATGTGCAGACCCTCGATCGCCAGCGTTGGAATATGCTCCGGGTCGCGCTCAAGGTTTTCCCGGATCAGTGCAGCGCTCTCGTCGAGCCGTCCCATCAAATTGAGATAGTGCGCCTGTATCAGCCGCAGATTCAGATTGCCGGGCTTGCGGGCGCTGAGCCGCGCATAGCGCGCGATCTCACGGTTGAACACGTCCACGTCGTTCGGATCGGAGGTGCGGATGTCGGAGATCTCGTCGCAGCCCTTGACCTCGATGTCGGTCTCCTCGGGCACGTAGATCTGCATGATCGCGATGGTGCCGGGGAAGATGTTCTTCTTCACGCCCGCATAATTATCGACGCGGAATAGCGGCGGGTTGAACCAGTAGCCGCGATAGCCCTGCTCGATCAGGGTTGCGGTCAGCTTCTCGGCTTTGTCCGGAATCTCGTTCTCGATGAAAATGATCGGTCGGCAGCGTGCGATGGTCTCGCGCATGCCATCCAGTGCGAACTGCTCGCAGCCATCGACGTCGATCTTGGCGAAGTCGAGCCGCTGCAGGTTGAGGCTATCGACCGTGATCGCCCTGATAAAGTCGTCGGCCGCGCAGTTCTTGGTGTGTGGGTTGTCGCCGAGCGCGACCTTCGGGTAGTTCGGGTTCGGGTTGTAGACGATCGGCAGCTTCGCGGGCTTGTCGGAGGCCGCCATCGGCACGATCTCGACCATGGCGTCGAGCCCGTTCTGTTCGACGTTTCGGCGCAGCAGCCGCAGCGTGTCGAGGCCGGGCTCGAAGGCAATCACCTTGCCATCGGGCAAGATGCATTGCGCCAGTGGCACCGTCAGCGAGCCAATGTTGGCTCCCAGCTCCAGCGCGACATCGCCGGGCTTCAGGCACTTCTTGAACACCTCGACCTCGTAGTCGGAATATTCGCCGTAGAGGCCAAGGCTGCGGCCGATCCATGTGTCGTCGTCGTAGTAGGAAATCGCCGGGCCGTATTTGTAGTTAGTCGTCGTCTTGATTTGACGTTTTGTCATCCTGCGTTTCCGGTGCTTTGGGTTGTTCTGGACTGGCTTTGCTGCGGCTGGGCAGGCGGGTGATCTTCTCCTGCTCCTGCGCTTGCTTCTCTTCCTGCTTCTTGGCGGGCGGATTGACGCTCAGCGACGGCGCGCCGAGCACCGTCCGGCCGGGCATCACGCCCATCTCATCTTTCGGCATCAGTCTGCTCCCGCTACTGCTTCAGCATGGTGATGTCGAACGACGCCAGCGTGAAGGTGTTGCCCGCCGTCACGGTTTGGTTGGCCGCCAGCGATCCGTGCGCGTGCAGCGAGGAGGCCGCCGCAACGATGGCCCACCATGCCGCCGTGCCGCCGGTCACGATGGTGCCGTCCGTCACGGCGACCGACGAGACCTTGCGCGCGGTGGTGCCGACCGCAGTGGGCGAGCCGAACACCGCTCCAGCGCCGAACGATTTGAAGCCGAGTGATCCAGCGCCGGAGGTGGCCAGCGCATAGGTGGTTGGCTCGGTGGCGGATGAGACGATGTAGATCGCGGTACTCTCGATATCGAGCACGTTGAGGCCAAGATCGATGACGCGGTCTTCGAGTCCTGCAACCATGGCATTAGCCCTTTCGGTTCGGGGTTGGAGTTACGGTCGCTTGCCGGCGCTGGCAGCGGCGGGCGCATCGGGTTCATCCACCTCGATGGCAACGGCGAACAGCCGTCCGTCCTGCTGCGGCACCGGGTTCTTGACGGTGCCGGAGCGGAATTTGATGAAGTTGATGGTGCGGCTCCACGGATCGCGGATGATGATCGCGGAATTGTCGCCGCGTACCACGATGGTGATCTCTTGGCCCTCGGCATCGTAGAGGTCGTTGTAGCCGGTGCCATCCGACGAGATCTGGAACGTCAGGTTGGCATTGGTCCAGCCGGCCGGCGTGGTGATGCGGACGATGTTGCCCGCCGAGATGTCGATCCCGCTGGACAGCGACTCGCCTTTGGCAAAGAGCGGACCGTCGATGATTTGCAACGTCATGGGGAAACTCTCCGTGGTTAGTCGGCTTCCAGAACAATGATCGATGTCGGCACCGTGGGCGCTTCGACGCGCAGCGCCAGCTCGGTGGCGATGCAGGCCTTGCGCTCGATGCGGTTGTCGTAGTGGTTCGGGAACCGTGCGATGCGCTGCAACTCGGCGAGGAGCTGCAGCGGCGACATGCTTTTGTAATTGGACTGCCAGAGCGGGCGTTCTTGTTGCACGAGCATGGGGACCTCCCATATGCTGGCTTTTGGTAAGTGAGGGACAGGCGATGGCGGTGGGACCGGGCAAGTACGATGACCTCTGCACGCTGGTGCGCGAGCAACTCGGCATCGAGTTCAACGGCGGCGTGGCGCTGATCGTGATCGGCGGCCCGGACGGCGGCGGCTTTTCTTGTCAGGCCGATCTGCAGACCACGGCGCGGCTGCCGGATTTGCTGGAGCGGATGGCAGCGCAGATCCGGGCCGATCTCAGACGGTGACGGCGGAGCGGGCGTCCCTGCCCGCGATACCGAACTGTTCACGGCGAGACCACGCCTCGGACTTTGCCGCCGTCAGACGCAATCAAACAATTTCGAACGGTTGTAGCGGGCCCGCACTTCGGGCTCGATGTCGAACGGCTGCGAGTCGTCGTCGAGCACCGAGAGCACGAGCTGCTCCTGCGCGATGATGCGGATCAGCCGCTTGACGAGCTGGATGGTCGAGACGCGGCGGATGCGGGCGCAGGTCTGCAGATACCGGAAGTCGTCGTCCGGAATTTCCACATTGTAGCGCTGCACCGCCACCGGCTCACCGTAGGATGCCGCTGAAGAGGAAAACGATGACGGTGATCAGGACCAAGGCGATCAGCAGCCAGTTGACGTAGCCATTGGGGAATGGCGACATCAGGCAATCGGCGTCGGCGCACCGACCGGCGTAATGGTACCCGCCACCGCTTCACCGCCAATCACGGTGATGTCGGCCAGCGTCACCAGCTCGCGCTCGCCCTCGCCGATGTCGGCATCGACGGTCGCGGTGACCTGTGCCTGACCAACCCCGACCGGCGTCACCTTGACGATAGTCGAATCGTCGGCATCGACCTGTACGCTGACGATCGACGCGTCGGAGGTTGTCCACTCGACGTCGTTGTCGATGGTGGCGGGATTGCCCTTGGAATCGGTGTAGGCGACTTGCATCTGCACGGTGTGGTCGGCGGGGAGATTGAACATGACATCGCCTTTCGCGGTGATGATGAACTGATCGAACTGCACGGTAATTTCACAAGTGCCGAGCGCCACCGGCTCGGCCGCTTCCTCGATCTTCAGCGTGTTGCCGAAGATGATCTCGATGCGCTGGGTGAGAAGTTCAGCCACGCGGGTGCGGATGCCGCTTCTTGTAGACCACCTTGATCTTCCAGCCCCGCGCGCGGCAGTGCTGGCGCACGCGGTCGCGGGTCCAGTGATCGCGCTTCATGTAACCGATGATCGGCGCGGTCTCGACCACGACGTTGTCCTGCAGCACGAGGCCAGCGGTGAAAGCCCTCGGCGGGTCTTTGCAGATCTGGGCGAGGATCTCGATCATGGCGCGACGGGCCGCTCCAGCTCGACGGCGGCGACGGGAATTCGGTCGAGTGAGCGGCGACCGTCCCACAGCACCGCGACGGCATAATGATTGATGGTGGAGACGATCACGCCGCGCCGGGCCAGCGGGTATTTCGTGCCGCCTCGCGCCTTGAGGACGACCTTGACACCACGCTGGCTGAGTTTGACGCGATCGCCCTGCTTCATCGGACCAGCGGCGCGTGGGTGCGCGCCGCCCTTGATCCTGCGGGTTAGGTCGGCGTCGGTGTCGGTTGTTCGGTAGTCGGTGGCGGTGTCGGCTCTGGTGTCGGCTTCTCCGGCACACCGGGGGTTGCCTTGATCCAGCCGATGCCGGGAATCCAGACCACGATCGGCGGCAGGTTCTCCGGGCCCGGCGGCTTGGTCGAGCCGTCGCCACCTTCGCCGCCTTCAGGTGGAGGGGTCGGCTTGTCGGGATAGTAGATCGGCTGCCACGGGTAACCGCCGCCGTAGATCGGCCCCTGCGAGGGATGGCCCGGTCCGGAGCCCGGCGGGCGATTGCCGGGATGCGGTCCGCCGCCCCAGCCACCACCCCAGCCCGGATCGACCGGACCGCCGGGGAATATCGGGCCGCCGCTCGGATAGTTGCCGCCCCATGAACCGGGTGGACGGTTACCGGGGTGCTCACCACCCCACGAGCCCGGAGGCCGGTTGCCGGGATGTTCGCCGCCCCACGAGCCGGGTGGGCGATTGCCGGGATACTCGCCACCGCCAGAGCCCGGTGGCCGATTGCCGGGATGACCCGGACCCCATGGCAGATCGTTGTCGGGTCGGCCACCCCATGAGCCGGGAGGCCGGTTGCTCGGGTAGTTGCCACCACCCCAGCCACCACCCCAACCGGGATCGACCGGACCGCCCCAGCCGGGAAATACCGGACCGGTGCTCGGATAGACCGGTAGGCCCTGCGACGGATAGTTGCCGCTCCAGCCCGGCCAGATCGGCCCCGTGCTCGGATAATTCGGTGGGCCGCCGGGCAGGCTGTTGTCCGGATAGCCGCCACCGCCGCCTTCGCCGCTGACGGGAATGATCATTGCAAGAATGGGTCGCATGAGATTCTCCTGTGTGTGCAGGTGTACTTTACTTGCCGCGCTGGTCGTCCGGCTCGGGCCGCAGCACTTCCATGGTCATGCCTGCGGTGAGCACGATGATCTCGTTGTCGGGGACGAACGGTTGGAATCGTTCCCGGATGTACACGACCTGTTCTTTGGTGAGCATCAGCTCGGTCCGGATCACGATCTTGTCGCCGGGCCGCAGCTCTAGTTTTGCGATTTCGAAACGGGTGATTTCGTCGGTCATGTGTCCCTCACGCGATGAGCGTCGCCACATCCACCGGCCGCATCTGTTGCGCCACGCCGACCGCCAT